CTTGGTGATGATAGTGGTTCGGCAGTGTTATGCGGTCGGGCGTTATAGGCGCGGGGCGGCGTTGTTATAACCCCCCTTATTAAAAAAAGCAAACTACCCTAACCTACAGAGGTGACAAATCGACCTCTAAATATCATTCATTTAAAAAATTTCCGGAAGTATGATTAGTTTGAAAACCCCCCGCAGATATTATCGGAGGTCTCCCTATTGGAATTTTTGGAAGGTTGTATTAGCAGGATGGATGATTCGCTATCCCCGCCCATTTTTTGTTGCATTGGGATTTTGTTTAGTGTTGATATATAATGCGGTATCAAAATAAAACTGAAAGAAAAAATTCCGGAGATATTTTTTATGTCTGCAACCGACAAAGTATATCACATCTATGCAAAAGATAAGTGTTTATTTCATTCATTGAAAGAAGAAGAATTCGGAACAATTTGGAATACTTTGAAAAATCTTGTTGGAGTAATGAAGACTGATTATAGAGAAGAAGATTTATCTTTTGAAGAACTGGTAGTAAACAAAGAGGTTGTTTTAAATTCCTCTCATTAATATTGACAGAATCATATATAGACTGATAAAATTGAAATGAAGGTTGATTAAACTCTATGGCAAAAGGATTTACTGTTAAAGCAACTGCACCCAAACCTAAAGAAGTGGAATGGGATATTGATGCAATTAAAGAAAGAATGCGAGGAAAGAGTATTGTATTCTGTCTACCTGGACGTGGATGCTCTTTTATTTTTCTGAAGAACTTTGTACAACTGTGCTTTGATATGGTACAGAATGGAATGAGTATTCAGATTTCTCAAGATTATTCTTCTATGGTGAACTTTGCACGTTGCAAATGTTTAGGTGCAAATGTTCTTCGTGGACCAAAACAAATTCCTTGGGATGGAAAACTACAGTATGATTATCAACTCTGGATTGATAGTGATATTGTTTTTGATTCGAACAAGTTCTGGCAACTCTGTGATCTAGCAATCTCAGAAGATGGTACAGAGCGCGATATCACTGCTGGGTGGTATGCTACTGAAGATGGACACACAACTTCTGTCGCACACTGGTTAGAAGAGGATGATTTTCGCAAAAATGGTGGAGTGATGAATCACGAAACTGTTGAATCCATTTCGAAGCGTAGAAAGCCTTTCACAGTGGATTACACTGGTTTTGGTTGGGTATTGATTAAGAAAGGTGTCTTTGAAAATCTTGAATATCCTTGGTTTGCTCCAAAGATGCAGGTTTTTGAATCTGGCAATGTGCAGGATATGTGTGGTGAGGATGTTTCATTCTGTCTTGATGCTAAAGAACAGGGCTTTGAGATCTGGTGCGATCCTCGAATTCGTGTTGGGCACGAAAAGACTCGTATTATCTGATGAATTACAACATCCTTTACAAAGGACGTAAAATTTATATGAACCTCAGTGCTGAAGAATGTACTGAGGTTCTTCAAGACCTCTCAGAATCGTTTTTCTCGGGAGAACTTATAGAACCAGAATTTATAGAATTGGAGGAAATTTAATGGCTAAAGTTGGTGGGAGTAGTAAAGTATTATTTGAAGTTGGAGCACCTAAGAAAACTCGTCAAGGGCGTTCTGCTCGTACATTACTTAGTGCAACCTCTCGTAATGGGCGTAAAAAGAAATATCGCGGACAAGGAAAATAACATAGATAAAGCAGGATTAAACTCCTGCTTTTTTATTACCTTTTATGGCATACCTAAATCACAATCTTCCGACCATTACTTGTTATATTCGTAATGAGTTTCTCTACAATCATAAAAAAGGACACGGAGAGGTAACTTTATGCGACGTACACTCTGTAGCGTCCTTAGAGAAGCACGTACCCCTCTTTGAAGCGTTTTTAGAGAATGGGGTAAACTGGACTCGTAGACCTATTCACGCATTTTGTTGGAAACCTGATGCTCCAGTTCCTGAATTGGAGGAGTGTATGTGGTGGGATTGTTTTTCTCCTTATATTGATGTTCAGGTACGTTCAAGATTGGCTAACTTACGTGCTGAACTAATCAATTATAAAGGTAAAAAGAATGAAGGAACCTATATGTTCACTCTTGATTGGTCGTGGGAATCAAAATCAACACTGAATACTAACTTTAGTGAAACTCCAGAGCATAAATGTGCCCATTTTTTCAAGATGGACAACGGAAACTTCTATGCTTATCCCAATAATAAGATATTATGGTATGATGATGCATGGACTCGCAACAGAATTACCAAAAATCCAGGGTATGAAATTGATTTAACCGAATATTCTGTCGAAAATCGTCGTAAAATAGAGACATCAGACGATTTTATGTACGAAATTAAAGAAATTCGGGATAGCAACCCCGTAAAAAGTTCTGATTTAACAGATCAGGAGCTAAAAAATGACCAAACAAGTCGATAAAGACGAAAATTTTATGAAAAATGAGTGGGGAACTCAATTTTTGGCATCAGAATATGGGTGGGAATCAAAAATAGAGAAGCAAAAGATGCTTCGTGAGATTGCAAATGACGATTTAACACCAAAAAAACACGATTTTTATCATCAGAACGAAATTCACGAAAAAATTCGTAATGATGAGGACTATGATGATTGGGAATATGGGACTGAACCTCTTTATGAATCAAAAAATCCCGAATAAATAAGACAGAATTATACTATTCAATGCCTCTAGAAAGGGTAAGTCAAGGATTTAAGGATATTAGTATGTCATTTCAGGTTAATCCCCTGAATAGTGACTTGATTGCCCTTAAAAATGAGTCCGCTATCTCTCGTTCAATTCGAAATATTGTATTTACAGTACCTGGAGAGAAGTTTTTTAATGAAAATTTCGGATCAAACATCTCCAGGACACTTTTTGAAAATGTTGATGACATATCTGCATCAGTGATTGTTGATGAGATTAGACAATCAATTCAAAACTATGAGCCAAGAGTTCAATTGATTGATGTTCAAGCATATCCTGACTATGATAATAACTCATTTGATGTGGTCATAGTTTATAACATTATTGGAGCAGATGTTCCTGCACAACAACTACAATTTGTATTGCAACCAACAAGGTAAATGCCTCTAGTAAACTTTACAAATCTGGACTTCGACCAGATTAAAACAACGCTTCGAGATTATCTCAAAGCAAACTCAAATTTTACAGATTATGATTTTGAAGGGTCTAACCTTTCAACGATTCTTGATGTTCTGGCATACAATACCTATATTACCTCATATAATGCAAATATGGTTGCAAATGAGGTATTTCTCGATAGTGCAACATTAAGAGAGAATGTAGTTTCTCTAGCAAGAACGATTGGTTATATACCCAGATCAAAAAAAGCAGCAAAAGCAACAATAAGTTTTTTCGTAGACTGTTCTAGTATTATTCCAACTCCAGTATCTTTAACTCTTAAGAAAGGACCTGTAGCAAGCACCTCTGGAACTTTTGGTAATCAGTCATTTGTTTTTTCAATTCTGGAAGATATTACAGTTCCTGTTTTTGATGGTGTAGCATCATTTAATGATGTTCCAATTTATGAAGGAACATTGTTAACTTCTAATTTTACATACACCTCCAGAAATCCTAATCAAAGATACATTCTACCAAACTCGGGAATCGATACAAATTTAATATCTGTAATTGTTAAAAACAACGAACAGTCCTCAGTTTCCGTAAAATATAATCAACAAGATAGTCTTTTTGAAGTTGATAAAGAATCTGAAGTTTATTTTCTGCAAGAAATAGAAGATGAAAGATATGAATTAATATTTGGAGATAATGTATTCGGAAAGGCACTTCAAGAAGGAAATTATATAGAAGTATCTTACATCACAACAAACGGTGATTCCGCTAATGGAGTTGGTCAGTTTTCATATTCTGGTAGATTAACCTACACTAGAAATTCTACTGACTATACTGTTACCTCTGGAGTATCACTTTTAACAACTGGATTGATTGCTTCTGGTGGAGAGAATATTGAATCTGTAGAATCAATCAAAAAGTATGCACCAAGAATATATTCCTCTCAAAATAGAGCGGTAACGGCAAATGATTATGAAACTTTAATTCCATCAAAGATTTATCCAGAAACAGAATCAATATCAGTTTTTGGTGGGGAAGAATTAATTCCACCACAATACGGAAAAGTCTTTATAAGCATAAAGCCTAGAAGTGGAGACTTCTTATCAAACTTGGTGAAAGAAAATATCAAACTTAAACTTAAAAAATATGCGGTTGCTGGAATTGTTCCTGAAATTTTAGACCTAAAATATCTCTACATCGAAACAGATTCTAAAATATATTACAACACAAATCTCGCCCCTAGTGCATCATATGTTTCTAGTGTTGTTCAATCGAATGCTACAAAATATTCAGAATCGACTGAACTTAATAAGTATGGTGCAAGATTTAAATACAGTAAATTTTTAAAAATTATTGATGAAAGTCACGAATCAGTGACTTCTAATATTACTAAAATCCAAATTAGAAGAGATCTCAGAGTTTCCTTAAATAGTTTTGCAGAATACTCAATAGGATTTGGTAACGAATTTCACATCAATAGTATGAGTGGATATAATATAAAGTCCACATCATTTAGAGTAAGTGGAATATCTCAAGATGTTTACTTATCAGATATTCCTGATACAAATAGAACAACTGGATCCATCTTTTTATTCAATGTTCCAAATGCATCTTCAACCTCTCCAACAATTATAAGAAGAAATGTTGGAGTCATCAATTATAAATCTGGAATTATTACCTTAAATCCGATCATAATATCATCTGCAAAACAAAAGAATGGTCAACCAATTATTGAAATATCAGCAACACCAAAATCAAATGATGTTATCGGATTACAGGATTTGTATTTGCAACTAGATATTAGTAAGAGTAATTTTGAAATGGTCATAGATGAGATTTCATCTGGACTAGACCCTTCAGCATCAAACTACATTGTATCATCAAGTTACACTAACGGGAATTTAGTAAGATCATAATAAAATGACAGAAAAAAGAGTTCAGTTTAGCAACATCGTTAAGAATCAACTTCCTGCATATGTAAGGGAAGAGTTTCCATTAATATCTGAATTTCTTTCACAATATTACATCTCACAGGAATTTAAAGGTGCGCCTGTTGATTTAATCCAGAATATAGATCAATATGTAAAAGTAGATGAACTTACAAATAACACTGAATATTTGTATCTCAACTCTGATATAACCGATATTGATACGACTATCAATGTTGATGTTGGTTTGAATAATCAGGGTACGTCAGATTTTCCCGATTCTTATGGCTTAATTCAAATTGATGATGAAATTATCACATATACTTCCAAAACATCAAATTCTTTCGTTGGATGTATAAGAGGTTTTAGTGGCATATCTTCTTATACTACACAGAATATCCCAGATCAACTAACATTTAAATCTACCGAATCTTCTAGTCACGCCAAGGGAACTAAAATTATTAATTTAAGTTCTCTATTCCTTAAAGAGTTTTTATCTAAAACAAAATATCAACTATCACCTGGATTTGAAGATAGATCTCTATATTCCGATTTAAATCAATCTATCTTTTTAAAGCAAATCAAAGATTTCTATCAGAGCAAAGGAACTGATGAGTCTTTTGAAATTCTTTTTAAAGTTTTGTATGGAAAAGATGTAAAAATTATTCGACCAAAAGAAAATCTTTTCAGACCATCAGATGCTCATTATAGATTAACAAATGACATTGTTGTAGAAAGCATTTCTGGTGATCCATCAAATCTAACAAATCAAACTTTATACCAAAATACTTACGATACTATTTCTTATGCTCGCAGTCCAATAACTTATGTAGAAAAAATAATTTCTGGCATTGGAAATACTTATTATAAGTTAAGTTTAGACTCTGGGTATAATAGGGATATTATTGCTAATGGTGCTACGATTGGAAAATTCACTGTTCATCCAAGAACAAAGATAGTAGGCCCAGTTTCTGCTGGAACAACTGTTTTTGATGTAGATTCTACTGTTGGATTTCCAGCAAATGGACAACTTCTAGTAAATTATGGTGACCAAACTACAGGAATCGTTAGTTATACTTCAAAATCTTTAACTCAATTTTTTGGATGTTCTGGAGTTTCGAAAACTATTTTAGATGCTGCATCTGTTGGAATTAATACATATGCCTATGCATATGATCCAGATGGGTCTTTAGTAAAATTAAGAGTAACTTCAATTTTAAACTCTACAGAAATTTTGGGAGATACTAGGTATCACTATAAAAACGATACTTCTGTAATTAGAACTTTGGGTGTAAACTCTAACGATGTTTATTCAAGAGATTGGTTCTTTAATATTCCAATTTCTTATAAAGTAAAATCAATTGTTTCTCGGGGAACAAATGATACATATGATATTACGACTTCGAATCCAAATATTTTAAAAATTGGAGACAAGATTGATATAATTACAAGTTCTGGTGATAAAAAATCATCGACTGTTATTGATTTAGTTTCAAATTCGACTTGTACTGTTAAAGGACAAGGATCATTAAGTTTAACTGATAGTTATACTATCAAAAAAAGCATACTTAAAGCAAGTTCTACTTATTTTTCTGGTATTTCTGTTGTAAACTCTAATGTTCAAAATATATACAAACTTGGAGATAGAACATTAGTTTCTTCTTCATCTATACCTTCATACTATAATCAATTATTATCAACTACGGATAGATCCGTTACATTCTCTGGAACTTTTTCGGGGACAGTTTTTACTATAACTCCAAATTCAGATCACGGTTTCTATACTGGAGATAGTGTTTATTATACTCCAGAAAAAATTACGACAACATCCATAGATTCTCAAGGTTCTACTGTCACAACAACATCAATTAATAGTTCTTTATTTGATGAAGGAATTTATTTCGTTAAAAGAATAGACTCTAGCAGAATTAGTCTTGCAAAAAGTAGAACTAATGTCTTTAATGGTATCTTTGTATCAATATCAAGCAGTACCACAGTAACAAACAATAAGATTGAACTTTATGAGTTCAAATCTAAAACATTAGGGACACAAAAGTTACTTAGAGAATTATCTTCTCCAGTTGATGACGGTAATATTTACAAGACGAATCCAGGATTTACTGGAATGCTTCTTAATGGTGTAGAGATTCTAAATTATAAGGCAAAAGAATCAATATATTATGGTGAGATAAAAGAAGTTGAAGTAACTGCTCCTGGGTCAAACTATGATATTATCAATCCTCCAGTTTTAAGTATCACAGATTCTCTGGGGGTAGGTGCAACAGGATTCTGTGCAATTAGTGGATCACTTCAAGAAATTAGAATTATTGATCCTGGATTTGATTACCTAGATACACCAATTATTAAAATTACAGGTGGTAATGGTGTTGGTGCAAAAGCATTTGCAAATATGAAGTTAGTAGAGCACGAATCTACTTTCAATTCTCAAGATAATGCAGATCTAATTGGAATTGGTAGCGCATTATCAACGATTGGATTTACAACATATCACAAATTTAGGAATGGTGAGCAAGTAATCTACAAAACAGATAGTCAAAGAGGTGTTGGTGGACTATCTACAGATTCTTCTTATTTTGTTTCTGTAAAAGATAACTTTACAATCAAGTTACACAAGACCTTAGATGATGTCATTTCTGGTATTAACACCATTACATTATCATCCTATGGTATTGGTAATCATAAACTTAAATCATATAATCAAAAATCTGTAGTTGGATCCATTAATATAGAAAATTCTGGATCTGGATATGAAAATAAGAAAAGAACAACCACACATCTAGGAATCAATACTTCACTATCTCAAATCGCAATTAATAATCACGGATACAATTCCGGAGAAAAAATTGTATATACGACTGATTTCACACCAATTAGTGGATTATCTACAAATACTGAATATATTGTAACTAAAGTAGATGATAACTCATTTAAACTTTCTACAGTTGGTGTTGGAAGTACTGGTATCAATTTCTATTATGATACTAAACAGTATGTTGAGCTTAATTCTGTTGGTCTTGGTACTCACGTATTTAATTACCCAGAAATTAAAGTAGAACTTATTGGAAATGTTGGACTATCTTCAATTGGGACAAAGACCTTTGATGCAGTTGTTCAACCCATTTTTAGGGGACAAGTTACATCTGTACATTTAACTTCTGGTGGAGTCGGATATGGTTCTTCCGAGATTATTAATTTCTATAGACAACCATCTTTCACACTAAAAACCGGAAAATCTGCACAATTAAACCCCATAGTCTCCACAGATGGAAAAATTATTGAAGTATTAGTTGATAATACAGGATCTGAATATAATTCTCCACCAACGTTGATTGTAAATGGTACTGGAACTGGTGCTGTGGTTACTCCAGTAATTAGTAACGGTCAACTTACTTCCGTAAAAGTAATTGAAAGTGGAATTGGATATTCTCAGGGATCTACTTCAATTACAGTAATTCCTTCTGGATCTTTAGCAGAGTTCCAAGCAAAGATACAAGCGTGGACTATCAATCTATTTAAAAAGTATTATGCATCACTTACTTCTGATGATGGAATTGTATCTACTGGAATTAATGAAACATTTGGTCTTCAATACGCTCATTTATATGCTCCCAGAAAACTAAGAGAGACTGTACAACCATCAGATCAGAATGGAAATAAGGTATATGGAAAAACTGATCTATCAAAGCAAAATAATATTGAAGTAGATTCCACAAGTCATTCTCCAATCATCGGTTGGGCATATGATGGAAATCCAATTTATGGTCCATATGGATATGTAACAAAAACTGGAGGTATTGTTACTCAACTTAAATCTGGATATGTATCTGAAAGCAAGTTAAACAGACCCTCATTAACTTCTTTTGAACTTGGATTTTTTGTAGAAGACTTTACATATTACAAAAAAGGTGATGATACAGTTCTTGATGAAAATAATGGTAGATTCTGTGTTACCCCAGAGTTTCCAAAAGGAACTTATGCATATTTTGCTACTTTTGAGGCAACCGCAGATAGTGGTGGAAAGTTTTCAAACTACAAACAACCAAAATTCCCATATTTGGTTGGGGATTCTTTTAGATCAAAACCAATTGATTTTAACTTCCAGAGGAATTCAAATCAGGACGATCTTAATCTAAACCAAACCAAATGGTCTAGAAATACTTATTTCTATAATTTAATTAATGGTGACGCATCATATTCATATCTAACAATACCAAATAATTTAAATCAAACAGTAGATGTTAAATTTGCATCTCCTGGGGTTGTAGAATCTGTTGGAATTGTAACTGGTGGAACAAACTACAAAGTTAATGATTCTGTCGTATTCAATAATACTAACACTCAAGGCGATGGATTAAGTGCTAGAGTTTCAAGAATTGAAGGAAAATCAGTAACTTCAGTAAGTGTTGCTACTAGTACTATATCAAGTGTAGAGATATATCCTGGCGAAAATAAGGGAGATTATCTCGTTATTGCAAATGATCCACACAATTTCAAAAATAATGACACTGTTTCAGTCTATGGACTAAGCACAACATCATCATTCATAGAAGGATTCTATAAAGTTGGTATATCTACAAATATTTTAACAATCTCTGGAGTTGGAACAACTTCTGGAACGGTGACTACTGGTATCGGTAGTACAGGAGTAACAGGAATTGTTACTTACATTAACGTTTCTGGTATTTTAAATTATCCAAACATAAAAGAGAATGACATCCTTTCTATCGAAAATGAAAAGGTAAAGGTTCTCAATGTTGATAAAAGAAATTCAAGAATTAGAGTTATTAGAGCATATCAAGGAACCGCAGGAGTAGCTCATACTTCATCTACTCAACTCAAAGAAAATCCAAGAAAGTTACTTATCAATGCTGGATATAGAACTTCTTATGATTATAGAGTTAACACTCAAGTTTATTTTAATCCAGTAGATTCTGTTGGTCTTGGAACTTTATCTGGTGTTGGTATTGGAACAACAATTACTTTTAGCAACCCTGGTGCTGGAATAACACAAATCTTCATTCCAACCAAATCAATTTACATCCCAAATCACGGACTAGAGACGGGTGATCTAGTTACATATTCAAATAATGATGGATCATCTCTAGTAGTTTCTTCAACTGGCATTGGAACTACAACTCTTGCAGATCAATCAAGTGTTTATGTCGCAAAAATTTCTGATGATCTAATTGGTATTGCAACTGTCAGAGTCGGTCTTGGATCTACTGGTACTTTTGTTGGTATTGCAAGCACTGAACGATCACAATCTACTCTATATTTTGTAGAGAATGGATCTGGAGTCTATCATAGTTTAAAAACTAATTTTGATGTCATTACCGGAACAATTGAAAGAAACCTTGCTACTGTTTCCTGTGCTTCTACTCACGGATTAAGTAATAATGATAATGTTTACATCGAGGTAAATCCATCAATCTCAACTACATTTACTTTAAAATATGATGATTATAATAGAAAGGCTGTTGTAAATCCAAAATCTTTTGTTACTGCTGGAGTAAACACTTCCACAAATACAATTACTCTACAAAATCATCAATTGTATAATGGACAAAAAGTAATTCACACTTCAACAGCACCTTCTGGTGGACTTCAGAATGAAAAAGAATATTATGTAATCGCTGTAGATAAAAATAATATTAAGTTATCTGAAACTTTCTATAATGCTACTGCAGAAAAACCAGTATCTGTTGGAATTACAAGTTCTTCTTCTGGAACTATTTTACCAATCAATCCGCCATTAACACTTTATAAAGATTCTACTGCAACTTTTGATTTATCAGATTCTTCTCTATCTTATATAAATCAGTCACAAAGATATCCAGCATTTAGTTTAGATTTTTATGAAGATAGTAATTTTACACAACCCTTTGAATCAAGCAAGGAACAGAATACATTTGAAATTCAAAGATCGGGAACAGTTGGAGTTGCAACTAACGCAAAAGTAGTTTTAACTGTTAATGATAACATTCCTGATAGATTGTATTATAAATTAACCCCAGTTTATGATAGTACAATCCCAGAAGAAAAGAAAAAAATTAATGTTGATTCTGATGTGATTTTAAATAATCAAGTTGAAATAGTATCAAGCAAGTATAACGGAAAACAAACCATAACATCTATTTCTTCAACTACATTTGCATATACATTACCACAAACACCGGAAAATACTTCATACATTGGTTCTGCATCTAGTATTAGATACACAACCGATTCTGTAAGTGCTTTTGGTGCTATTTCTGATATTGAAGTAACAAACAAGGGCAAAAATTACTATGCGTTACCTGGAATTTCTACAATCATTAGTGACCTCGGAAGAAACGCTCTGATAGAGGCATCTAGTTCTTCAATCGGAAAAATTAAAAAGACAGTAATTAATGATGTTGGATTTGATTTTCCAAGTGACTTTACATTGAAACCAAGTGTTTCTTTAAATCAGATCATCAAAGTAGAACCACTATCATCACTTAAATCAGTGGGTGTTTCTTCTTTTGGTAGAGGTTATAATACATCACCCAAACTTTTTGTATTTGATGGAAAGACAAATAAACTTGTTCCAGAAATTGATCTAAAATATACTTTAGGAAAAAATCAGGTAGAAATACGCAGAAATGCTTATAGTTTGAACAATGTTACTCCAACTATTTTACCAATACAAAACTCTAATGGCGTTGGAATTGGATCTATCAGATATAATTCAACAACGAAAGAAGTAACTGTTATTTTATCTGTTGGTTTTAGCACTGCAGAATCGTTCCCATTTGCAGTAAATGATAAAGTCCTTATTGAAAACATTAGTGTTGGTGTTGGATCAACTGGTTTAGGATATAACTCGGAAAATTACAATTACAAACTTTTTACTCTCACATCTGTTACTGAAAATAGAGGTGGAATAGGATCAGTATCATATAGTCTTGATGGACTACTTTCTGAATCACAATTCCCAGGAAATTATGATTCTATAAATTCTTCTGGAAGAATAATTCCTCAGAAGCATTTCCCAACATTCAGCATTGATCTCCAAAAAAATAATTATTTGGTTGGAGAAAATATAAAATCAAACTCCACAACTGGGTATGTTGATGGTTGGAACCCAATTACAAATCAATTAAGAGCTGTATCGAAAGAAAACTTTATAGTTGGTGAAATAATTGAAGGATTAACCTCAAAATCACAAGGAATTGCAAGTATCGTGGATACTGTAGATTCTTTCTTTAATTTAGAATCATCATCTCTTGTTGATAATGGATGGCAAACAAATGCAGGATTCCTAAATGTTAATTCAGAAAGAATTCAAGATAATGATTTTTATCAAAACTTCTCATATTCGATTAAATCAGAAATAAGTTACGATTCTTGGAAAGATGCTGTAAGCACTTTAAATCATACAACTGGATTCAAAAAGTTTGCAGAATATCAACTTGAAACAAAAAATTCCAACTCAATGTTGGTTGGGTTATCAACTGAAAAAACATATATTGATGTAGTTGTAGATATTGTTGGATCCGTAGATTTAAACTGCGTAACTGATTTTGATTTGGTAAGAGAAAATTCTTTATCTGGATCTGGAAGTATTTTTTCAAATGAAATAACTTTCGCAAATAGAGTCTTAACTGATTATTTCGAGTCAATAGGAAACAGAGTTCTGTCTGTTGATGATTTAAGTTCTCAATTTAATAGTAATCCAAGATCTACAAGATTTTCTGAAGCTCATAGATTTGCTCTGACAGATGCTAGAGCACAAAAGTATATTACTTATGTTTCTGATAGAAGATACACAGGCCAAAGACAATTGATGTTGGTATCTCTATTGCATGATGGTGGAATAGGTTATCTTAATCAATATGCAAGACTAGAATCTTCATACGACTTGGGATCATTTGATTTTATTGTTGATGGATCTGAAGGAGTCTTAACATTTAATCCAATTAACTATTCAGTTAATGATTATAATATCACTACTTTATCATATAATCTAAAAGATTCTATGCTTGGAATAGGTACATCTCATTTTGGAGATTTAGTTACCGTAAAAACAAGTAGCGGATTTGTTTCTTCAGGATCAACAAGTATAGTTGGTGTTGGTACAACGTATAATTCTGCTAAGGTTTTGGTTGAAATTACCGCTCCAAATGGACAATATGAATTTGATGAACTGAATATTGTTCACGACGGAACTAATGTCGAATTGCTTGAATATGGTCAAGTTACAGATCATTCATCAGATGCATATTCTAGTTCTGGTTTGGGAACATATTATCCTTATATCTCTGGATCTCAACTTAAGGTCGATTTTTATCCAAATGTTGGAGTTGCAGTAACTTTGAATACTTTCCAAACAATTTTGGGTGGAACGTCATCTGGTATTGGAACTTATGATATGCAACACGCTAGACTTCAAGGCATATCAACTTCAATATCATCATCAGGATCTCCAACTGCAACATCAATTATATCTTACCCAGGAGATTATGATTGTTCATATTGTTTAGTTCAAGTTGCAGATACTACCAACAATAGATATCAACTATCCGAAATTGTTCTTTTGGATGATCAAACCGATGAAAGTGTTGGTGAAACTTATATCGTTGAATTTGGTAATGTTGAAACTAATTCGGGACTTGGAACTTTTGGGGTAAGAAAGAATGGATCAACAACAGAACTAACCTTTACTCCATTAGCAAGTATTGATACGAGAATTGTTGGATTCTTCAATGCACTAAGACATCAAGATGATGAAAAAGATGTTGTATCATTTAATAACGGAAGTATTGAAACAAATTATGGAACTTACTTTGGAACAGAAAGAGACATTAAACGTGCCTTTGATTTAAAACATAAAGGATTCCAAATTTTTAGAAGAGATTTTGATGGAAGCAATGTTTCTATAGCAAATACCGATCTAGATACAATAACTATTCCAAATCACTTCTTTGTTACTGGAGAAAAAGTTACTTATACAAATCCAGGTGCTGGAAGCACACAAGCAGTTGGTATTGCTTCTACAGATTTTGGTGTTGGTATAGGGACAACAGATAAACTACCATCAAGTGTTTATATTGTAAAGGTAAACGAAAACACAATCAAACTAGCAAGAAATGCAGAAGATGCATTAAGTCTAACACCAAAAGTTTTAAATATAACTTCTGTTGGAATTGGAACGTCTCACGCATTTACTGCAATTAATCAAAATGCAAAAGTAATCGTTGCAATTGATAATCTTATTCAGTCACCTGTCGTTTCTACAGCACAAACAACAACTTTATCAACCAACGCATTTAGTACTGATGACTTGATTTATGTAAGTGGAATAACCTCATTCTTTGGTGGTGATTTAATCAGAATTGGTAGCGAAATAATGCGAATCGATTCTGTTGGTGTTGGGAGCACAAATTCCTTCAGAGTTCGTAGACCTTGGATGGGAACATCTCTCGCAGGATATTCCACAGGAACAATTGTTACAAAGGTAGTAGGAAATTATAACATTGTAGACAATGTATTGAATTTTGTAGAGGCTCCTTATGGAAATGTTCCGCTTTCTACATCAACAAATAGACCAGATGAAAGAGATTGGATTGGTGTGTCCACTAGTTCCAGTTTCCAAGGGAGAACATTCTTAAGGTCAGGAACTCCTGCTAGCACCAATGAAACTTACTCTAAAAATTATGTTTTCAATGATATTTCTAACCAATTTGATGGAAAAACCAAGAACTTTAATTTAAGATCCGATGGTACTAACGTTACAGGAATTTCTACGGAAAATGCGGTCATTTTAATTAATGATATTTTCCAAGGTCCTGGGTTATCAAATGATTATAATCTATCAGAATCTGTTGGTGTTACAACACTAACCTTTACTGGAGCTGCTACATCTATTGCATATGATGTTAATACTTCTTCTCTCCCATCAGGTGGCGTAATAGTTTCTGTTGGATCAACAGAAGGTTTTGGTTATCAACCTCTAGTATCTGCTGGAGGAACTGCAATAGTTTCAGGATTAGGAACAATTTCTTCAATCAGTATTGGTAACAGTGGTTCTGGATACAGATCTGGAGTTCAGAATGTAAGAGTTGGAGTTGCAACATCTAGCACAGGAGTTCCATCAATTCAGTTTATTGGAACTGCAATTGTAAATAATGGACACGTTGTTAGTATTGCAATTACCAACCCAGGAACTGGCTACACATCATCGAATCCACCTTATGTAATAATTGATGATCCCCTTTCTTATTCAAATCTACCCTTGGTTTACAGTTCTTCCTCACCAACTGGATTGGGAAGTCAAGCAACTGTTGATGTGGTAGTTGGACAAGGATCAAGCATAATTGATTTCGAAATCAAAAATCTTGGATATGGTTATGGTCAAGGAGAGATATTAACAGTTTCTATTGGAGGAACCGTCGGCATTCCCACAGATCCAACTAAGACATATAAAGAATTCCAAATTTCAATACAAAATACAATCAGTGATAAATTTACTGGATGGTCAATTGGAGAACTGCAAGTTTTAGATAATATAGAAGATTTATTTGATGGATCCAGAGTTACTTTCCCACTAAGAGTTGCTGGATCGTTGATTTCTATAAGATCCGCAAGAGGTTCAAATATTAATATTCAAGATAACCTTCTCATATTCTTAAATGATGTACTTCAAATTCCAGGATCTGGATATCAGTTCGCGGGTGGAAGTGTAATTACGTTTACAGAGGCACCTAAAGTTGGAGATTTATGTAAGATCATTTTTTATAGGGGAAGTGGATCAATCGATGTTATCGAAAGAAATGTTTTAGAAACAGTTAAAGTTGGTGATGATTTAACCATTGGTTATGATTCATCTATAGGACAACCAGCAACCTTACAAGAAAATGAAAGAAATGTTAGTTCTATAGATTCTACTGATCTAGTTAAAACTATTCCATATTATGGTCCAGGTTTAGTTAATAATGCAACCACACTAAGACCAGTTACTTGGTGTAGACAAACTGAGGACAGAATTATTAATGAAAAAGAAATTGGTAAAGATAGAATTCTTTACGAAGCTCTGATCTATCCATCATCATATTTAATTCAGTCAGTAGGAATTGGATCAACTGTGGCATTTGTAGATTCTATTCGTCCATTCTTTAACCCATTAAATGAGAATGATACCACTCTTAATTTCCAAAAAGATGTCATAATACTGTCTCAAGATAGTAAAGTTTCTGCATCTGCAACAGCAATTGTTTCTACTGGTGGAACTATTTCATCAATTATAATTTCTGATGGTGGATCTGGTTATTCCAGTGCTCCTATAGTAACAATTGAAAATAGTGTTGGATTTGGATCAACTGCCACTGCCATTTCTTCCATAACTGCAGGGATTGTAACTTCGATTTCAATAACTGGTCCGGGAACAGGATATACTTCAACAAACGTCCCTAATGTTTTAATTGCTCCCCCATCCTTCTCCGTAGAAGAAAATACTGTAGTTACTTATGAAGGTGACTTTGGTATTATTACTGGCATATCAACAACAACCGTTGGTGTTGCTTCAACAGGAATTGTATTTGATTTTGTAATTCCAAAAGATTCTCCATTAAGAAATTCATCAATTACTGGATTTACTACAATTAGTGGTATTACTACTGGTTATTATTTTGTAATTCATAATTCTAACGTAGGTCAAGGAGTTACATCATTAGACTCAAATGGATCTACTGTAGGGGTTGGAAGCACATTCTTAGATAATGTTTATCAAGCAGTTGCGGTTTCTATTGCACAAACTTCTACTCCTGGTCTTGGTGTGACATATATTGCTAAAGTTACCGCAAGTCTTACTTCTTATAATGGTCTTTCTGGTATAGGATTTAGTAATTTCTATGGTGAATATAGTTGGGGAAGAGTTGCTTTAGGAACTAGAGAAAAAGAAGTTTCTTATAATGCATATACTACAAATGGATATGTAGGAATAGCAACTGGCACAATGATTAGAAGAAGTTCTTCACTCAAATACCTCAATTACATTTCATAAATAGATAAAAAAACCGTCAAATGGCAGCAATTATAACTGATCAGATTAGAATATTAAATGCAAAGAATTTTGTTGCTGGGGTAAGTTCTTCTGGTAATTCATATTATTCTTTTATTGGATTACCGAACCCCACAGAAATTCAATCTGATTGGGATACAAATCCCCCTTCACCAAAAGATTCTTTTGATGAAGAAAATAGTTATTGGGACACAATGGTTGCATTGAAAAAGATTAATGCGTCTGATGTAAGGCAGGTTGTTCAAAAGAGAGTTTGGTCTTCTGGAACAACATATGACATGTATCGTCACGACTATAGCAGATCAAATACTGCTAAAGTATCCGGAGCAACAAACTTGTATGCTGCATCTTATTATGTTTTGAACAGTGATTATAGAGTTTATATTTGCTTACAAAATGGAACCACTCCAGATACTCCAAATGGTAAACCATCACTAGATGAACCAACTTTTACTGATCTGGAACCAAGGTCTGCTGGGACAAGTGGTGATGGATATCTTTGGAAATATCTTTATACATTAAAACCATCAGAAGTTGCAAAATTTGAAACCTCTGATTTTATTCCAGTTCCTGCAAATTGGGAGTCTTCATCAGATAATTCTGCAGTAAGAGATAATGCTGTAGATGGTTCAATTAAAATAGTAACCATTACTAACAGAGGAGTTGGACTAGGAACTGCAAACAGAACTTATACAAGAGTTCCTATTAAAGGAGATGGAACAGGAGCAGAGTGTACAATTGTAATTAACAACGACCAAAAAGTAGAATCAGTTGTTGTTTCCAGTCAAGGTTCAGGATATACTTATGGGAATGTTGATTTAGTTGCAGGCAATGTTCCAACAGGAACAACTAGACCAATATTTGATGTTATTATTTCTCCCAAAGGGGGTCACGGTGCTGATGTTTATCGTGAACTTGGTGCATACAATGTTCTTTTATATTCTAGAATAGAAAACGATACTCAAAATCCAGATTTTATCACTGGGAATCAAATTGCAAGGGTAGGAGTAATTGAAGGTCCAAGAGTAAGCTCTGGAAGTTTATTAACTTCTGATAAAGCAAGTGCAGTTTATGCTTTAAGACTTACAGGAACTGGTTATAGTTCAGCAACTTTTACATCAGACTCTTATTTTACTCAAACTGTAGCGACTGCAACTACTGCTGTTGGAAGAGTAATTAATTATGACCAAACCACTGGAGTTCTTAAATACTGGCAAGATCGTTCTCTTGCAGGATTTACTACAGTTGGAGTTGCAATCACAAATCCTACTTATGGATTTGATTTAACAGAATTTACAAGTTCTCCAAGCACTGGAGGAAGTTTAACCATAGTACCATCGTCTGGTTCAAACTTATCAATAAACACATCGTTCTCTGGTATATCAACAGTAATAAATAGTAGGACATATTATCTTGGTCAGGAATTTACGAACGGTATTGCTTCCCCTGAGGTTAAAAAATACTCTGGAAACATTATCTACGTAGATAATAGACCAGCTATTACTAGGTCATCCAATCAAAAAGAAGATATTAAAGTCATTTTGCAGTTCTAAAGAATTATGTCTCAGGAAACTAACCTCAACGTAGCTCCATATTTTGATGATTTTGATACAAATAATGACTATTATAGGGTTCTTTTTAAACCAGGTTATCCTGTTCAAGCAAGAGAGTTAACTACTCTACAATCAATATTACAAAATCAAATTGAAAAGTTTGGTCAGCACTTTTTTAAAGAAGGTGCCAAAGTTATTCCAGGAAATACTGGATACAATCAACTTTATTATGCAGTAGAACTACAAAATACTTACCTTGGTGTTCCTGTATCAGCATATGCCGATCAACTAGTCGGTACAAAAATTACTGGGCAAACATCAGGCGTAACAGCAGTAGTAGATAAAATTTTACTGCCAACTGATTCTGAGAGAGGTAATTTAACGCTCTATATTAATTATCTTTCATCAAATACACAAAATAATTCAACCCAACAGTTTTCTGACGGCGAGTTGTTATCTTGTAATACACAAATAACCTCAGGTCTTCTAGGAAATTCATTAATTGCTGCAGGACAACCATTTGCATCAACGCTAGCACAAAATGCAACTTCGATCGGATCAGCATTTTCTATTACAAATGGTGTCTATTTTATTAGAGGTCAATTCGTAACCGTAAACGACGAGACCTTAATTCTCGACCAATATTCAAATACACCAAACTACAGAGTTGGATTATTTGTAAGTGAGGAAATTGTTACCTCAGAAATCGATGAGTCATTAAATGATAATTCGCAAGGATTTAATAATTATGCGGCTCCTGGAGCAGATAGATTAAAAATTACTGCTACTTTATCAAAGAAACCAAATACAGACTTTGATGACGGTAATTTTGTAGAATTAGCAACGATAAAAGAAGGTGTTATTAGATCTCAACAGACAACACCATACAACAGCATAACAGATGAACTTGCAAGAAGAACTTACGCAGAATCTGGAGACTATTATGTCAATGCTTTTGATGCATCTCTAAAAGAATCTTTAAACAATAATCTAGGAAATAATGGTATCTTTAATGCCGGACAATTTACATATGGTGGATCCACACCTTCAAATGATCTGGCAGTTTATCAAATTTCTCCAGGTAAAGCATTTGTTAGAGGATATGAATGCGAAACAATAAGTTCAACATTTTTAGACTGCCCCAAACCAAGAACAACTAAAACTTTAGAAAATCAATCTCTAAATTATAATACTGGACCAACTTTAAAATTAAATAGAGTTTATGGAGCTCCAAAAATAGGAGTTGGTAACACTTATGTATTAAGTTTACGTGATTCAAGAGTTGGTTCTGATCAAAAAGCATCGGCAGGAAAAGAAATTGGTGTTGCAAGAGTTTATGATTTTCGACTAGAATCAGGTGCATATGATGCATCTAATGCAAATCTTAATCAATGGAATATTTCACTGTATGATGTCCAAACAACAACAGAAATTACTGTAAACGAACCAATTACACTATCTGTTCCTACTTTTATTAAAGGTAAAAATAGTGGAGCAACAGCATTTATTAAAGACAATGTTGTAGCAGGAACTGCCGTCACTGTCTACGAAAAAACAGGTGATTTTATTTTAAACGAATCATTTATTATTGATGGTATTGAAAATTCAAGAGTAGCAATTGCAATTACATCCTATGGAATTTCTGACGTAAAATCTGTATATGGGATTGTTGGATCAGCATCGACTTTTTCTGCTGATGCCATCCAATCAACAGGATTTAGCGTTGGAATCGCAACCATTAGTGCATTATCGGGTGGAGTAAGCACAGTAACGAGTCCAAATACTTTATTCCCAGGTAAAGTTGTTAGAATTGGAAATCTAGTTCAATATAGTGATCCAACCAGCAGAGATCCTATTGTTGCAAAAGTTGTAGGAGCAGGTAATACTACTATTATTGTAAGTGGTGTTACTGGAGTTAGTGGTATTGCTTCAGGACAACTCCCATCATCATCATTAAATGTAACTGATTTTAAAATCTTAACAACAAATCTAGAAACATCAACTGATAGCACATTATACACCAGACTACCAAAAGTTAATATCTCAAATGTAGATTTAACAAATGCAGTTCTTGGTATTAGAACAGTTTTTACTGTTAATATTTCGAGTAATCAAACAACTACAGTCACTGCTGGAGCAAATGAAACTTTCTTACCTTTTGATGAAGAAAGATATGCATTGGTAACTTCTGACGGGCAAACCGAAGTTCTAACATCCGATAAAGTTCAAATTGATTCAACAGGAACTCAGTTAGCGGTATATAATTTATCTACATCTACGGATATCAATGCAACTCTAATTGCAACTACTAGAAAAATTAAACCAAAAGCAAAAATAAAGAGAAAAAATAGAGTAAATTATATTACTGTAGATAAATCAAAATACGAATATTCTGGAATTGGTACTACCACTTTAAATGATGGACTATTAGTTGGAAATTATCCATTTGGAACTAGAGTTCAAGATGATATTATTTCTCTGAACAATTCGGATATTATAGAAATTCACGGCATTTTTGAATCTGTTAATACATCTAGTGCATCTGCTCCAACAATAGATCTTTCATCTATTACTACTACAAGCGCAACCACTTCGGATTTAATTATTGGTGAAAGAGTAACAGGTCAGACTAGTGGTGCTGTTGCTATTTTTGCAGAAAAAATCAACGATACAAAAATTTCCTTTATCTATAAGAATCAAAAAACATTTAAAGAAGGTGAAACATTAAGATTTGAAGAATCACAGGCTCAAGCAATAGTTCAAACAATTAATTCACCAAGTTTTGATATTTCCTCCAATTTTACGTTCACGAACGGTCAAGAATCAACTTTCTATGACTACGGAACCATTAAGAGGAAAGCAGGAACTCAAGAACCAACTAAAAACTTAAAAATATATTTTTCTAATGGATATTATGAATCAAATGATGATGGAGATATAACAACTGTCAATTCTTATAATACTTTCGATTATGGAACAGAAATTCAAACTGTCAATGGTCTAAGAAACTCAGATATTATTGATATTCGTCCTAAAACATCAACATATACTGTCAGTGCAAATTCTAGATCTCCACTTGAATTTTACGGGAGAACTTTTAATGCATCTGGAAATTCTTCTAAAAACATTTTAGCATCTGATGAGTCTATTATAACATCATTCTCATTCTACCTTGGAAGAATTGATAGAATTTATTTAACAAAAGACGGGAAATTTCAAGTTAAATATGGAGTGCCTTCAGAGAGACCTGAAAAACCAGTTTCTGTAGATGATGCTCTAGAAATTGCTACGGCAAATCTACCGGCATACTTGTATAATACGTCTCAAGCAGTTATTCAATTCTTAGAACATAAAAGATATAGGATGGTTGATATTAAACAACTTGAAAATAGAATTAGAAACCTTGAATATTATACTGCACTTTCTTTACTAGAAACAAACACTGCTAATCTCTTTATTCCTGATGGAGACGGTTTAAACAGATTTAAATCTGGATTCTTTGTTGATAACTTTACATCACTCTTAGCCCAGGAAGACTCTGTTCTTTATAAGAATAGTATTGATATAGCAAATAAGCAATTAAGACCAAGACATTATACAAACTCAGTTGATTTAATTTTTGGTCCAGTAACTGGAGTAGATCCAACAGAAGATCTTGCGTTTACTCCTATAGAAGGAGTTAATGTTAGAAAGTCTAAAGATGTTGTTACATTAGACTATGCTGAAGTTGAATGGTTAAAGCAATCATTCGCAACTAGAGCAGAAAGTGTTACTCCTTTCTTAATCAGTTTCTGGCAAGGATCATTAGAACTATCTCCAGCATCAGATACTTGGGTTGATACTGTAAGGTTGGAAGCCAAAATTATTCGAGCAGAAGGTAATTATGCAGAAACTCTTTCAAACGCAGTAAGAACTCTAAATGTAGATCCACAGACCGGATTTGCACCTGTTGTTTGGAATGCTTGGGAAACTAATTGGACTGGAACAGATATTATAAACACTTCTAGAATTAGAACTGCAAGTTCTTCTAGAACCATTGATTTAACTAGTTGGAGCAATGGTTGGACTGACGGAAGAATTGATGAAATTACTACCACAACAACAATCCAAGACAACCTGAGAGAAATTAGAGATACTGGAGTACAAACAAGATCTGGTTTAAGAACGATAGTAACTGAACAATTTGATAACACATCTGTCGGAGATAGAGTTGTAAGTAGAAACCTCATTCCTTATATGCGTTCTAGAAACATTCAATTTGTTTCTAAAAAACTTAAACCACTAACTCAAATTTATGCTTTCTTTGATGGCGTAGATGTAACTCGTTACTGTGTTCCTAAATTATTAGAAATTTCTATGATTTCTGGAACTTTTGAAGTTGGAGAAAAAATTATTGGAACAGTTCAAAATACTGGACTTAATCCAAGTCTAGGACAAGATGTTGCAAGAATTTCTTTCAGATCTGCACAGTCTAACCACAGAGAAGGTCCATATAATGCTGCAACAACCACATATCCAAACAATCCATATACAGGACAAATTTTACAATCAACTTACTCATCAACATCTAATATTCTAAACGTCGATACCTTCTCTCTGTCAAATCAACCGCAGGGTGAATATAGTGGATGGGTAGAATCTGGTATGATTTTAGTTGGACAAACCAGTGGAGCACAAGCATCTCTCACAAATGTAAGACTAGTATCCGATTTATCTGCAACCCTAATTGGAAGTTTCTTTGTTCCAAATCCAAATACAAACATTCATCCAAAATTTGAAACCGGAACTAAGACGTTTACTTTAGTAAATAATAATTTAAATGATCAAAATGTAGCAACAACAATTGCTGAGGAGGGATTTATTTCAAGCGGAACATTAGAAACAGTTCAAGAAAATATTATTTCCGTGAGAAATGCCAGAATTCAAAATAAACAAGAGTTCGAAGAAAGAGCAATTTCTAGAACTACAGGAACTCAAGTTATTTCAAGTCAAGTTCTTTCTTCCTCAACATCACAAAGAACAATTTCAACTTGGTATGATCCTCTTGCCCAATCATTCTTAGTTGAAGATGAAACTGGCGTATTCTTAACCAAATGTGAAGTATTCTTCAGATCTAAAGATGATATGGATATTCCTGTAACGTTCCAGTTAAGAACGATGCAAAATGGATTCCCAACACAAAGAATCCTTCCATTTTCTGAAATTATTTTAGATCCAGGTGATGTTCAAACTTCAGCGGACGGATCTGTAGCGACTACATTTAATTTTGATGCCCCAGTCTATCTAGAAGGTGGTAAAGAGTATTGTATATGTTTAGCATCAAACTCAACGAAATATAGTGTTTATGTTTCTAGAATTGGTGAAAATGATTTACTGACTCAAACATTTATCTCCAATCAGCCATATCTAGGATCACTCTTTAAGTCCCAGAATGCATCAACCTGGGAAGCAAGTCAATGGGAAGATCTCAAATTCACTCTTTATAGAGCAGACTTCCTAACTTCAGGTACTGTTGATTTCTACAGTCCAGAATTAACTGAAGGAAATAAGCAAATTCCAACATTAATGCCAAATTCCCTCAGTCTAATTTCTAGAAAAATTAGAGTAGGACTTGGATCAACCGTTCAAGATTCTGGATTAACTTTAGGAAACACAATTATTCAACAAGGAACTAATGCAAGTGCAAATTATGTTGGGGCAGCTGGAAGTGCATCAGGCACTCTGAATGTAATTAATTCTGGAATTGGATATACTCCATCTAGCGGTGGATTAACAATCGATAATATTAATCTTGTAACAGTCACTGGAAGTGGAAAAAATGCTACAGCAAATGTAACGATATCTAATGGTGTGGCTGTTGCAGCAACTATCACAAGCGGTGGTGTTGGATATCAGGTTGGTGATGTTGTTGGAATTACTACATTTGGTTCTATTACGGTAGGAAGAAATGCAAGATTCTCCATTGTTTCTATTGCAAGCACAAATCAGTTAATTCTTGATAATGTTCAAGGTGAGTTTGTAGTAGGATCTGCAAAAACCGTACAATATATCAACAATTCTGGAGTAACAACTTCATTAAATGCATCAATTGGTGGAGGTGTGTTAGTTAATTCTATCGATACAATCAGTGATGGATTGCACATTAAAGTAAATCATCAAAACCACGGAATGTATTCGGATGAAAATTATGTTACCATTTCAAATGCACAATCTGATGTAATTCCAACAAAACTTAGTGTCGCTTACAATACTAATTCTACTGGATCAATTAGTGTTGATAATGCAACTAATTTTTCTACGTTTGAAAACGTGGGTGTTGGAACAACTAATCCAGGATATGTATTAATAGGTGATGAAGTTATTGAATACACTTCTGTTTCTGGCAATTTGATTGGAGGAAACATATCTAGAGGTTCAAATCCAAAGAATTATCCAGTTGGAACTCCTGTTTACAAATATGAATTGGGTGGAGTATCTTTAAGAAGAATTAATAAAACACATTATCTGAATAATGCAACGGTATCGGAACCAATAACATTTGATTCCTATCACGTTAAACTTGATATGAGTTTAAATGGTATTGGTAGAACTAGTGACACTGATTATCCTAGACTTTATATTAACCAAACCAAGTCTGCAGGTGGATATAGCACTAAGGCAACTCAAAATATGCCTTACGAAATTATTACACCTATTATTCAGAATTTAACTGTAAGAGGAACATCCTTAAGTGCTTCGCTTAGAACTGTAACAGGATCAAGCATAAGTGGCAATGAAATTCCATTTATTGATAATGGATTTGAACCAATTAGCATTGGGAAACCAAACTACTTAGATAGTACAAGAATCATATGTTCTAAGGTTAATGAAAATGAAAAACTATTGAATCTTCCTGGAAATAAATCAATGAATCTTAGAATGGAACTTGATACTGTAGATTCTAGATTAAGTCCTGTTATTGATACTCAAAGAGTCTCCGCAATATTAACTTCAAACAGAGTTAATAGTGTTATTACAAACTATGCAACTGATTCTAGAGTTAATACTATTGATCAGGATCCAACTGCATTCCAATACATCTCTAAAGAAATTAATCTAGAAAATGGAGCAAGTTCTATTAAGATCCTTCTGAACGCACACATCAATCAATACTGTGACGTAAGAGCACTTTATGCAATTAGTGATAAGTCAAACTTTAATCCAGTATTTGTTCCATTCCCAGGATATCTTAATTTAAACACTAAAAATGAAGTTATCAGTTTTGCTGATAGTGATGGAAGATCAGACGTATTTGTAACTCCAACACAATCTTTGGGATTTGAAGCATCTGACATTGAATTTAAAGAATACGTATTTACTATCGATAAATTACCTTCTTTCAAATCATATAGAATTAAATTGGTGTTAACTTCAACAAATCAAGTTTATGTTCCAAGAATTAAGGATCTAAGAGTTATTGCTTTAGCATAAGATGGATTATTTGAAAGTTGAAGGATACTCTCATTTAATGAGAGATCAAAATACAAATTCAATCATTAACACAAATATGTCAGAATACCAAGAGTATGTTTCAAGAAGAAATGCTAAAAATGAAGAGACTCAAAAGGTACAGAATATAGAAGAAGAACTTGCTAGTATGAAAGATGATATTGATGAAATTAAAAATTTACTTAGGAGTTTAGTGAATGGATCCCGATAAAATTGAACTTGAAGATCTTTCCAAGAGTTTTGAATATATGAAAGCCTGTATTGAAATTGATTCAATTGAAGATATTGATCAAATTAAGACTATTGCAAAAGCATATATGAAATTATATCTGAAGCAGCAGGAAGTTCTTAAAGATCTGATTAAACTATAAATATTTAAAAAGTAGAAAATAATGGCGCAACCATCTACTAGGCAAGAATTAATAGACTACTGCAAAAGAAAACTGGGAGCGCCAGTTTTAGAAATTAATGTTGCAGACGAACAAATTGAAGATTTAGTTGATGATGCAATTCAATTTTTCCAAGAAAGACATTTTGATGGAGTTTATCCAACCTTTTATAAGTATAAATTAACTCAAAATGATATTGATAGAGGAAGATCAAGAGGAAATAATGTTGCTGTAGGAATCGCAACTACCACAGCAACTGCAAACATAGTTGGAACTGCAACAACATTTACATACGAAGAAAATAGTAATTATTTACAAGTTCCCCCCAATGTAATTGGTGTCAATAAATTATTTTTATTTGATGGTACTAATACCATCACTAACAATATGTTCAGTGTAAAATATCAATTATTTTTGAATGATATTTACTATTGGGGAACAACTGAACTTTTAAGTTATGCAATGGTCAAAACATATTTGGAAGATTTGGATTTTCTTCTAAACACCCAGAAACAAATTAGATTTAATAAAAGACAGGATAGACTTTATTTGGATATTGATTGGGGGTCAGTAAGAGTAGATCAATATCTTATAATTGATTGTTATGCAACATTAGATCCGAATGATTATTCTAGAGTTTGGAATGATTCTTTTATAAAACCATACCTCACTTCACTGATTAAGCGTCAGTGGGGACAAAATATGATGAAATTTACTGGTGTCAAACTTCCTGGTGGGATAGAACTCAATGGAAGACAAATGTATGATGATGCTCAAAGAGAAATTGATATTTTAATGGAAAAGATGTCCAATACTTATGAGCTTCCACCTCTTGATATGATAGGATGATAAGATGCTTAATCCATTTTTTCTACAAGGATCTAAAGGCGAGCAGGGGTTAATACAAGATTTGATTAATGAACAACTCCGTATGTATGGAGTTGAGATACATTATCTTCCAAGAAAATACATAACAGAAAAAACTGTTTTAAGAGAAGTTATAGAATCTAAATTTGATGATGCATATCCATTAGAAGCTTATATTGAAAACTATGAAGGATATGGAGATAATACTACAATTCTATCTAAATTTGGAATACAGGCACTTAATGAACTTACAATAACAATTTCAAAAGAAAGATTTGAAGAATATATTGTTCCCCTTATTAAGGATAAGTCCAATATTAAACTTGGAACTAGACCTAGAGAAGGAGATTTGGTTTATTTTCCTCTTGGGGATAGGTTATTTGAAGTCAAATTTGTAGAACATGAGCAACCATTTTATCAATTACAAAAAACATATGTTTACACATTAAAATGTGAATTGTTTAGGTATGAAGACGAAGTTATCGATACTGGTATTGATGAAATAGATGATACTAATGTTGGTGGCGGAGTTACTACTGGCGGTATAGGCGGTGGTGTAGCGGTAACTCAAACTCTTACAATGGTTGGTGCTGGAATAACAGCAACAGCAACAACTACACTATTAAATGGTGGCATTAGATATATCACTGTAACTAATAGGGGCGGTGGATATTCAAGTACACCAACAGTTGCAATATCTTCGGCACCATCTGGTGGAACAACTGGTGTTGCCACTGCCGTAATGATTGATGGTATTGTTGTATGTAATGATAACGTTAATCCGCAAAACAAATCTGTTCAAAGTGTTTTATTAATCAATCCTGGATTTGGATATACTGTTACGCCAGGAGTAAGGTTTATCGGTGGAGGAGGGTCTGGTGCCGCTGCAACAGCAACTATAGGAACTGGAATTATTGGACCCATCACAGTTACTAATGCTGGATCTGGATATACATCTGCTCCAATTATAACATTTAGTGGAATTTCTTCAGTTTCAGCGGCAGCAACAGCTGTAGTAAGCGCAGCAGGATCAATTACAGCAATTCAAATAACAAATGCTGGTTTGGGATATACTCAAGTTCCAACAGTAACGATATCTACACCGTCCTCAGTAGGAGTTGGAACCTATCAATATAATGAAGTGATAACAGGAAACACAAGTGGTGTAACTGCAAGGGTAAGATCTTGGAACTCTGTTACTAGCACTTTAGAAGTTTCAAATGTAACGGGAACTTTCTTAAGAGGAGAAAATATTGTTGGTTCTGCATCTTCAGCATCTTATGTCTTATCAGCAGTTAATGAAGAAGACATTAAAGATGCATATGCCGATAATTTAGATATAGAAATTGAAGCAGACAAGATTCTAGACTTTACAGAATCAAATCCATTTGGAATGCCATAAATATAAGTTACTATTCGGTTAAATAGTATCATACGGAACTACTAAAAATGTTTGAATATTTTTATAACGAGATTCTAAGAAAAACAGTTATATCTTTTGGATCTCTGTTTAATAGCATATCAATTAAACACGTTGATAACTCGAATCAAGTTATTGATGTGATAAGGGTTCCATTAGCATATGGTCCAACTCAAAAATTCTTAGCAAGACTTGAACAGTCCCCAGATTTAAACAAACCTGTCCAAATTACATTACCAAGAATGTCATTTGAATTTACTGGGTTAACATATGATGCTTCAAGAAAAGTAACTACGACTCAAACTTTTACTTCAAAATCTGCAGCAGATGGAACTGTAACAAAAAAAACGTATATGCCAGTTCCATATAATATGCAATTTGAACTTTCTATTATGGCAAAACTAAATGACGATGCCTTACAAATAGTTGAACAAATTTTACCATATTTTCAACCATCCTATAATTTATCTGTAGAACTCGTGGATGATATCAACGAAAGGAGAGATATTCCTGTAGTTCTAGAAAATGTAACATTCCAAGATGATTATGAAGGCAATTTCACATCTAGAAGAGTTTTAATTTACACATTAAGATTTACTGCGAAAACTTATCTATTTGGTCCAACACAAACTGCAACAAAAGATATCATCAAAAAGACTACTATCAGTTATATTGCCGGAGATACAACAGCAACTCCAACAAGAGAAGTTGTATATTCTTCAGAACCAAGAGCAATCAAAAATTATACTGGAACAGTTCTCACAAATCTTGCAAAAGATATAACCGCAGAAGACATTTTAATAGAAGTTAATAATGCCTCTTCAATTTCTACCGATGTGTATCTAGATATCGAAGGCGAAGAAGTTTATGTTAGACTTAAAAATGGCAATGTTCTTACCGTTGATAGGGGCAGAGATGGCACAACAATTACAACACATTTAGCAGGAGCTCAAATCAAATCAATAACCACTGCTGATAATGTATTGATTCAAGATGGGGATGATTTTGGATTTAGTGGAGACACTGTATGAAAATGACAAAGAAATTTGATGAGTTAAATAACACTTTCAATGTCTCTGGAGAAATAGTTTCAGCAGAAGCAGAGACTTCTATAGAAAAAATTGTGTCATCTGTTGACGATGTAAAAAAAGACTATGAGTATACGAGAGGTAATTTGTATTCTTTGATTGAAAAAGGTCAAGAAGCAATTAATGGAATTTTAGAACTTGCCCAAGAAAGTGAAATGCCTAGAGCATATGAAGTCGCTGGGCAATTAATCAAAAATGTTGCTGATGCCACGGATAAATTAATGGACCTACAAAAGAAACTAAAGGATATTGAAGAGGAAAAAGTTTCTAAAGGTCCAACAACAGTCAATAATGCTCTTTTTGTTGGATCTACCGCAGAACTAGCAAAACTATTAAAGCAACAAACGGAAAATGAAAACGTTTAAACAGTTTCAAGAAGATTGGACGAATAAATATAAAAAGAGTATTGATTGCTCAAATCCCAAAGGATTTTCTCAACGTGCTCATTGTGCGGGAAGGAAAAAAAGAGCAAAAGGTGAAGAAACTAAATCAAACCCAGTTAAGTGATGCCCAAATTAAAGACACATAAAACAGTTGAACAAATTGCTAAAAAGCATCGTCTTGATGTGTCTTTTATTCAGAAACAACTTGATATGGGCGAACCAATTGAACACGAACACACCCAAGATCACGATTTAGCAAAAGATATTGCTCTTCAACATCTTGATGAAATTCCAGATTACTATACTCGTTTGAAAAAAATGGAAGCAGACGCCAAAAAGCATCATAAAAAATTTAAAGATGTTACTGAAGAAGGTCTTCGTGACTGGTTTGGCAAATCAAAATCAAAGGATGGAAAGTCTGGGTGGGTAAATGTTGTAACGGGTGGGACGTGTGCTAGTGATGAACCAGGAGAAGGTGTTCCCAAATGTGTTTCTTCAGCAAAAAGAGCAAGTATGACACCGACAGAAAGACTTTCTGCAGCAAGAAGAAAAAAACAAGCAGATCCAGGACAACAACAAAAAACTGGAGCAGCAAAACCAACATACGTTTCAACTGATAGTCCTAAAAAGAAAATGAAAAAAGAGGAAGTAGAACTACAAGAAGTTAAAGACAAACCAGGAAAAAGCAGTGGCAAAAAAGATGCTTGCTACAATAAGGTAAAGTCTCGCTACAGTGTTTGGCCAAGTGCATATGCATCTGGAGCACTTGTTAAGTGTCGCAAAGTTGGTGCTGCAAACTGGGGAACTAAGTCTGAAGAAACAATGCGAGAAGAAGAAAGATACTGTCCCCTATGTTCTAAAAGAGAAACAAGGTCCCAGTGTTCATATGGAGAAAAGGCGTGGGATAAAGTTTCCATTAAAGATCACGAATATTCTATGGCTCGCTCAGAATTAAGTACCATTTTGGATGCGGTTAAAAAATTACAATCAAAAATAGAAAATGGTGAAGGATCTTTAGAAGCCTGGGTTCAATCAAAAATTACCAAAGCGGCAGATTATATTGATACTGCAGCAGATTATGTTACAAGTGGAGAAATGGAAGAGGCGTGTTGGGTAGGATATAAGCAAGTTGGAATGAAAAAGAAAGGTAAAAAAATGGTTCCAAACTGTGTTCCTGAAGAGACAATTGAAGACTTAAATGGAAATACTTTTGCAGAAGTGATTGATCTCATTAAACCAGAACCAATTAAAGGGTTTAAATCACAAGTAGAAGAAGCAACACGTCTTCAAGCACAGACTGGAAATATTATTGGAGTTACTCTTTCTTGGAGAGGTAAGTATTATTCTCTAAGAATGTTCTTCCCTCAAGTTAAACTTCCAACTCGTAAAGAAATTAATGATGAACTTCAAAAAGTTTATCCTGGTTCTAATGTAGTTTATCATTCAGTATCAGAACTTCAACCAGGACAACCTCTAATTCAAGCCTTTGGACCCCAAGGCGGAAGTTCAGCAAAACTAGGACCAAATAAAAATTATGTAAAACCAATGGGTGAAGAGGCAGATATTGTAGAAGTTGCTGCGTGGCAAAGAAAAGAAGGAAAAAATAGAGAGGGTGGTTTAAATGAAAAGGGAAGAAAATCCTATGAACGCGAAAATCCAGGAAGTGATTTAAAAGCACCTTCAAAGAAGGTAGGTAATCCTCGTAGAGCATCATTCTGTGCAAGAATGAAAGGAATGAAAGCAAAACTAACTTCAGCAAAAACTGCAAGAGATCCAGATTCAAGAATCAACAAGTCACTTAGAGCTTGGAATTGTTAATTAATAAGTAGGTTTTATTATGAGTGATGTCTATCTTGGCAATCCATTACTAAAAAAAGCAAATACACCTATTGAATTTACTCAAGAACAAATTCTTGAATTTATGAGGTGTAAAGATGATCCTGTTTATTTTGCTAATAACTATGTAAAAATTGTTACTCTTGATCACGGTCTACAAACATTTAAACCTTATCACTTTCAAGAAAAGTTAATTAATAACTTCCATAGAAATAGATTTAATATCTGCAAGATGCCACGTCAGACTGGTAAGTCTACAACTGTGGTATCTTTTCTGCTTCATTATGCGGTATTCAATGATAACGTAAACATTGGTATTCTTGCAAACAAAGCGGCAACTGCAAGAGAACTATTAGATAGATTACAGACTGCTTATGAAAATCTACCAAAGTGGATGCAGCAAGGTATCATAGCATGGAATAAAGGTTCTTTAGAATTAGAAAATGGATCAAAGATTCTGGCTGCTTCTACATCTGCGAGTGCTGTCCGAGGAATGTCATTCAATATTCTTTTCTTGGATGAATTCGCTTTCGTTCCGAACCATATCGCAGATTCCTTCTTTGCATCTGTTTATCCTACCATTACTTCTGGTAAACAAACGAAAGTTATCATAGTTTCTACTCCACACGGTATGAATCATTTCTACCGTATGTGGCATGATGCTGAAAAAGGTAAGAATGAATATGTGTTTACAGATGTTCATTGGAGTGAAGTTCCTGGTAGAGACGAGGAATGGAAAAAGCAAACTATTGCAAACACATCAGAACAACAATTCAAAGTTGAATTTGAATGTGAATTTTTAGGGTCTGTTGATACTCTTATTGCACCGTCTAAACTTCGTAACCTTGTATACGACCACCCAAAGACCCGTAGCGGCGGTTTAGACGTATATGTGGATCCAGAAGATCAGCACGATTACCTCATCACTGTGGACGTTGCTAGAGGTGTAGGAAATGACTATTCAGCGTTTACTGTTGTTGATATTACACAATTTCCTCATAGGGTCGTTGCAAAATACAGAAACAATGAAATTAAACCAATGTTGTTTCCAAGTATCATTCACGATGTAGCAAAGAGTTATAACAACTCATATATTTTATGTGAAGTTAATGATGTTGGTGATCAAGTAGCATCTATTCTTCAATATGATCTTGAATATAATAATCTTTTAATGTGTTCTATGAGAGGTAGAGCGGGACAAATCGTTGGTCAGGGATTTTCTGGAAAGAAAACTCAACTTGGGGTTAAGATGTCTAAAACTGTTAAAAAAGTTGGATGTCTCAACCTTAAGACAATGATTGAAGAGGATAAATTATATCTAAATGATTATGAAATCATATCCGAACTTACCACTTTTATTCAAAAACATAATTCATTTGAAGCAGAAGAAGGATGTAATGATGACCTTGCAATGTGTCTTGTTATTTACGCTTGGTTAGTTGCTCAAGATTACTTTAAAGAACTTACGGACCAAGACGTTAGGAAAAGATTATATGAAGAACAAAAGAATCAAATAGAACAAGATATGTCTCCTTTTGGATTTATCTCAGATGGTCTCGATGATTCAAGTTTTGTAGATTCGGATGGAGATCGATGGTTTTTGGATGAATATGGAGATCGTGCGTATATGTGGGAGTACTTATCCTGATGGAATTAGACAAGCAAATAAGATTAGGGCATTTGCTTTTAGTAGATCGAAAATGTAGGGTATGCGGAGAAATGAAAAATTTAATAGATGGATTTTATCAAACTCGTAAAGATAGGGGACCTGTATTATCTTCATATTCTTACGAATGCAAAGAATGCACTATAAAAAGAATAGTTGTTGGTAGAACAACAACGTCAATTTTAAATAAATGGGAATATCCTGACTGGTAATTTGTTCACGTCCCATTTCCCCCGCGAAAAGTAATTTTTTAATAAATATTTTTTAGATAAACTGAGATTTAACGGAGAAAAACATGGCGACTCCTCAATTATCTCCTGGTGTACTAGTCAGAGAGGTTGATTTAACTGTAGGAAGAGCTGATAATGTTTTAGATAACATTGGTGCAATTGCAGGACCTTTCCCAATTGGACCAGTTGATTATCCAATTGATATCACTACAGAGCAAGATCTTATCAATGTTTTTGGTAAGCCCATCTCAACAGATGCTCAATATGAGTACTGGATGAGTGCATCATCTTACTTATCATATGGCGGTGTTCTAAAAGTTGTAAGAACGAGCGGATCAACTTTAAACAATGCCAATGCTGGTGTAGGAATCGCTTCAACTACAAGTCTAAAGATTGATAACTACGATGATTATACCAATAATCATTCCGAAGCAACAGACTTTACATATGCAGCAAAGAACCCTGGTAGTTGGGCAAATAGTTTAAAGGTTTGCTTTATTGATGATCTTGCAGATCAAACTTTAGGTATTACAACTACAAGTTTAGCGGGTGTTGGTGCTACTGTTGGATATGGAGTTACTGTAGCACTTACCAGTCAGGTAATCGCTGGTTCTGGAAGCACATCAGTATTTTCTGGTTACCTAAAAGGTATTATTACTGGTGTTACAACAGATGCAACAAACAGTAATAGCACCATCGATGTAAAAATTGTTTCAAGAGTTTCTACTGCAGGAACTGAAACAAAGATTGATTATGCAGAAGGAACTACAACTGGAGCTTTTGCTGCATCTAACGCAGTTAAGTTCATTAACAGTTCTGGAACACAAACTGGATCAGCGACTGTTGCTTCAGTTTCCGACTGGTATAACAATCAGACTCTTGGATTGACAAACACAACCATTTATTGGAAATCCATCGCACCAAAACCAACTTCTAATAGATATTCTTTAGATAGAAATGGTAAGGGTGATGGTCTTCATATTGCTATTGTTGATGACCTTGGAACAATCACTGGAAACCAAGGAACCATTATTGAAAAGCACTTAGGTCTCTCAAAGGCACTTGATTCGGTTTCTGCAGTCAACTCACCACAAAAAATTTGGTACAAACAGTATCTTGCAGATTTCTCTGGTCAGATTTATGCCGGAAACAATCCATCAAGTGCTGCAGATTCCTATTGGGGTACAACACCAAGAGCAACTGGTTTCTCTACTGCATTTACCACATATACAACTGCACAAGGTCTATGGGGACAAAATGCTCAAGATGTAAACTTCAGTGCAATTGGAAATAAAACATACACCTTCGGCGGTGGTGTTGATTATTCTGCTGCTGGTGGAATGAAGGCAACCTTAGGAGATTTGATCACTTCATATGGTCTGTTCTCTAATAAGGATGAAGTTCAAGTCGATTATTTGATTATGGGTCCCGGTTTAACTGCAGAATCAGATTCTCAGGCAAAAGCAAATTATCTAATTTCAGTTGCTGGAGATAGAAAAGACTGTGTTGCTGTTATCGGTCCACACAGAGCAAATCTGATTGGTCTCACAAATACAACAACTCAAACTTCAAATCTAATCAAATACTTTAGTCCACTTTCTTCTTCATCATACGCAGTATTTGATAGTGGTTACAAGTATACCTATGATAGATTCAACAATAAATTTGTTTACATTCCTTGTAACGCTGATGTTGCTGGATTGATGACAAGAACAAACATTGTTGCATATCCTTGGTTCTCACCTGCAGGTCAACAACGTGGAATTCTAAACAATGCTATCAAACTTGCATACAATCCAAGCAAAGCACAAAGAGATCAACTCTATCCGTTAAGAATCAACTCGATTGTTACTCAACCTGGAGTTGGAACTCTTCTGTTTGGTGATAAGACAGCACTTTCTTATGCATCAGCATTCGACAGAATTAACGTTCGTCGCTTGTTCCTCACAATCGAGCAAGCACTTCAGAGAGCTGCCGAAGCACAACTGTTTGAACTGAATGATGAACTGACAAGAGCAAACTTTAAGAACATTGTTGAACCATACCTCCGCGATGTTCAGGCAAAGAGAGGACTCTATGGATTCCTAGTTGTTTGCGATACTTCAAATAACACTCCTGATGTGATTGATAATAATGAATTTAGAGCTGACATTTATCTGAAGCCTACTAAGTCCATCAACTATGTAACTCTGACATTTGTTGCTACGAGAACTGGTATCTCGTTTGAAGAAGTAGCAGGTACAGTTTGATAATCATTATCTAAATACCAAAAGGAGGACCTAAAAATGGCACATTCGATTCAAGATTTTAAAACAGCACTCAAAGGGGGCGGTGCTCGCCCCAATCTATTTGAAGTTGTTCTAACTGATTTTCCAGGTGGAGCAGAATTTGATGCTACTGAATTTTCTGTACTATGTAAGGCAGCAAACCTACCAGCATCAAACATTGCTTCAATTGATGTTCCTTTTAGAGGAAGAGTTTTTAAAGTAGCAGGTGATCGTACCTTTGATACTTGGTCAATCACCGTTATTAACGATGAGGACTTTAAGATCAGAACTGCAATGGAAGCTTGGATGCAGTATGTTGGACAGTATGCAGACGGAAGTGGTGCAACTGATCCTAACGATTATATGAGAGATGTTCTCGTTAAGCAATTAAAGAGACTTCCAAGTGTAGTTGGTGGAAACAATGCAGTTGGTGCTGGACTAGAAGTTGCTAAGCAATACAAGTTCTATAGCATTTTTCCAACTAATATTTCTGCAATTGATCTTTCATATGATACTGCAGATACAATTGAAGAATTCACTGTAGAATTCCAAGTTCAATACTGGACTCCATATACAGGCGAAAACTGATATAATAAATAGTCTAAAGATCAAAGACTAAAAATAAATTATGGCAAAGTTGTTTGGATTCTCTATAGAGGATAACGAACCAGTATCTCCAGGTGTAGTATCTCCCGTCCCACAAAACAGTGAGGACGGGAGTGATTTTTATCTGTCTAGTGGTTTTTTTGGTTCTTATGTAGACATTGAAGGTGTTTATAGAACTGAATTTGATCTAATCAAAAGATATCGTGAGATGGCACTTCATCCAGAGTGCGATAGTGCTATCGAAGATATTGTTAACGAAGCAATCGTAAGCGACACGAACGATAGTCCGGTGTCAATTGAACTATCAAATCTTAATGCAAGTGATGGTATTAAGAAAAGAATTAGAGAAGAATTTAAACATATTTTAGAACTTTTGGATTTTGATAGAAAATCCCACGAAATTTATAGAAACTGGTACGTTGATGGTAGATTATATTACCATAAAGTAATTGATCTAAAAAATCCTCACGAGGGTATTCAAGAACTTCGTTATATTGACGCAATGAAAATGCGTTATGTTCGTCAACAAAAACAGACAGAAAAAGATAAGAAAATTTATAGATTGGCGAATGTAAATATTGATGATCCAATGTCTTATGAATTTCCAGAAATTGAAGAGTATTATATTTACAATCCCAAAATGACATATCCAACTACCAACCCGTCTTCTATGGGCGGTACTGGTGGGATTAAATTTTCAAAAGATTCTATCACTTATTGCACATCTGGACTCGTAGATAGGAATAAAGGTTCAACTCTTTCTTATCTACATAAAGCAATTAAGTCTCTCAATCAACTTCGTATGATTGAAGATAGTCTCGTTATCTATAGACTGTCTCGTGCCCCAGAAAGAAGAATTTTTTATATTGACGTTGGCAATCTTCCAAAAGTAAAAGCAGAGCAATATCTCCGCGATGTAATGATGCGTTATAGAAACAAAATGGTCTATGATGCAAACACTGGAGAGATTCGTGATGATAAAAAGTTTATGGCAATGCTTGAAGACTTTTGGCTTCCAAGAAGAGAAGGTGGTAGAGGAACTGAAATCTCGACTCTTCCTGGTGGACAAAACCTTGGAGAAATTACAGATATTGAATATTTTAAAAAGAAACTCTATCGTTCTCTAAATGTTCCTCCTTCAAGAATGGATGGAGAAGGTGGTTTCAATCTAGGACGTTCTTCAGAAATTCTTCGTGATGAAGTTAAGTTTAGCAAATTTGTTGCTCGTTTAAGAAAAAGATTTTCTTATATGTTCAATGATATGCTTAAGACTCAACTGATTCTTAAAAATATTATCACTCCAGAAGATTGGAGTGATATGGAAGAACATATTCAATATGACTTTTTATATGACAATCATTTTGCTGAACTTAAAGATGCAGAATTGTTAAATGAAAGATTGAATATGGTTCAAATTGCAGAACCATATGTTGGTAAGTATTTTTCTCAAGATTATCTAAGGAGAAAAATACTTCGTCAGACTGATGAAGAAATCTTAGAACAAGATAAGATTATGAAGAAAGAAATCAAGGACGGAATTATTCCAGATCCTAATGCACCAGTTGATCCTGCAACCGGTATGCCTTTAGGTCCAGAAACCGCAGGAATGGATTTGGGGCAACCAGTAATGGAACCAAACATTGATGCTCAAGGTGCAGCAACAGAAGCAGATGGAAGAGCAGTAGAGATGCCCAAGGGTGGGGAAATATAAATAAAAACGATTAACTATTGGTATTAAAAAATGGATGATCTTCTAGATATGATTGTTGCTGACGAATCACCATCATCAGTGAGCGATAAAATTAAAGAACTTTTATTTGCAAAATCTGCAGAAAAAATTGATGCGTTTCGTCCATCAGTAGCAACAACAATGTTTGATCAAGATGAAGATACTAGTGAGGATGAGTAATACTCAAAAGAAAAGTAATAAATAATGTCCGATTTATCTGAGTTCTTTAACGCAATTGCTGAAGCAAAGAGTTTTCAAAAACAGGAGATGGATGCTCTTGTTGGAAATTCTTTTGAAGAACTTTTTGTAGAGAAACTAATACCAAAACCAAAAAAGAAAAAAGAACAAGAAATCAAAGAAGAACCAAAAGAAAAGTTTATCAACGAAGGTCTTCTAAACATTCTTCCACAAGAAAAGACACCAGACCCACTTACTCCACTCAATCAAAACTATGCAACACTTGAAGATTTACAGAATCATTATAAACTCTTCCTCAATCGTATTCAGCAGCAACTTTCCACAATAGGTGGGGGTGGTGAAACTCGTCTTGAGTTTTTAGATGATGTTGATAGAAATACTGCAAAGACCGATAATTATTTTCTCAAATATAATGCGTCTCTGAATAAATGGGTAGGAGATCCTGCTGATGGTGTTGGTATTACAAGTATTGTATCCATCACAGGAGTTACTACATATTATCAGGCAACAGATACTGATGATTATATTGGAGTAAATGCAAGTGTTCCTGTAACAATAGTTCTTCCAACATCTCCAAGTATAGGCAAAAAAATCATCGTCAAAGATGAGGGAAATAATATATCTACATATAGTATTACAGTTCAGGCAGGTATTGGTAAAAGTGTTGAAAACGATACTTCGGTGATTATGAATATCAATCACCAATCCCTAACTTATTTTTATAACAATTCCAACTGGTTTTTAATTTAATATGTCTTATAATCCTTTTCCCCAACCAGCAGATGTAGTTGTTCTTACAGGTATAGGAACTTCTGCAGTAAGTTTTTCCAATCCATTTCCAGTATCTCTTGGAAGTTCAAGTATTACTATTAATGGAGATATTACTATTCCTGGAATAGTATCTGTTACAAGTTCTCCTGATAATCCAATTCATAATCACATCGTTGAAGTTGGAACAGGTGGAACATTAACAACTCCATATCTTCCAGTTGGTATTTCTACATTATTGAATACTGTAACGATTGGAAATACAGTATCAATCTCCAATACATCTTTTTATGTAACTGGTGTTGGTTCTACTGTTAATATTCAAGGAACAGTGGGTATTGGAACCACTGGACAAGTATCAATCAATGTTAATAATGCACCAGTAAGTAATGCAAATCCACTTCCAGTATCTCTTGGAAGTTCTAGTATTAATGCAACTTTTAGCGGAGTATCAACAGTATCATTAGCAAATAATTTCCAATTAGATTTATTTGGTAGATTAAAAGTATCACAACCATACACAATTTTTGATAATGTAAATCGTTACGAACTTGATGGACAATTTAGTGATGTCATTCTCGGTGCAGGTTCTTCCGTAGGAATCATAACCGCACAAAGCACTTCAACACTGGGAATCGGAACAACTGCAGGATGCTCTGTGATTCGTGAAACAAAAAAAGTATTTTCATATCAACCAGGAAAAGCATTACAAGTTCTTCAGACATTTGTTTTTAGTCCCGCAAAAGCAAATCTGGTTCAAAGAGCAGGATATGCATCATCCGAAAATGGTGTGATGATTGAACTCAATGGGTCTCAAATTAATATTATCAAAAGAACTGCAATTTCTGGAGTAGGAACAACTGTTACGGTTCCTCAATCACAATGGAATGTGGATAAACTAGATGGAACTGGTGTAAGTGGTGTTAATTTGGATTTATCAAAAGCACAAATTCTTTTCACTGAGTATGAGTGGTTGGGTGTTGGTGCGGTAAGAGTTGGATTTATTAATGCAAACGGAAACGCACAAATTGCACACATCTTCAATCACGCAAACACTCTTGATAGTGTTTATATGACGACTGCAACACTTCCTTGTCGTTATGAGATTCTAAACACTGGAATCACAACATCTGCATCAACGATGAAACAGATTTGTATATCAGTTCAATCCAATGGTGGTTATGAAAAGAAAGTTGCAGAAAGTGTTGCAAGAATGACTACAACGACTAATGTAGCAACATCATTTGAACCATTAGTCAGCATTCGTCTTGCACCAGGAAGAGAAGATGCAGTTGTTCTTCTTAAACAATATGCGGTTCTTCCAACATCTGCGGATAGTTTTGAAATTGCGGTTATTAAAAACGCAACTTTGACTGATGCGTCTTGGACTGCAACAAGTTCTTCAAATGTTCAACAAGACACGAGTGCTACATCACTAACTGGTGGAACTATTATGATGCAGGATTATACAGTTGCAACAAATCAATCAAGTATTCGCACGATGCAAGACATTGAATACAACTGGGATTTGCAACTTGGAAGAACGCAAGCAAAGGTGAGTGATACTTATACTCTTGCAGCAAGAGTGTTGAGTGGAACGGGAGATATTATCGGTGCTTTGAGTTTCTTTGATCTAACTTAATTAAATAATAAATAACTAAAAGTGTATTATTAAAATAATGGCTCATAGACCGGTTGGGGCAGGATCCTCATTTACATTTACTGCTGGAGCTGCATCGACATCTTCAGCATTTTCAGTTAGATCAAGTGTTTTGAGAATTGTTTCTGTAGGAGGCGCTTCTCACGTTGCAATTGGAACAAATCCAGCAGCAACGACAACAGATTATTATATTCCTTCTGGAGGAACTGCAACCCTTGGACTGACTAAAGCATCAAATAGAGTTGTTGGTATAACAACGGGAACTACTACTGTTGTTACAGTTCCAGAAGGAACACAAGTTCCATTTAGTGCCGGCGATTATGTTTCTTTATCAGTAACTGGTCAATCGTATTATGACTTTACTCATCAGGAAGTATTATCCGTAAATACTACTGCAGACTATGATGGATATTTTTCAACAAAAATGACTGTTAATTACAATTCAAGTGGAATTGTAACAGCATTCTCTGCGGCAGATGCAACTATAATTAATTCTCATAAAATTTCTGCAATTGGTGCAGCTGGTGGGGCTGGGGTCATTCATTTCCAACAAGTTCAAATCTCAGGAGACGCTTAAGATGAAACTGATTACTGAAGAAATTGAATCAGTAGAAGTTATTACCGAAAATGTAAACGGTAAAAAAACTCTTTATATTCAAGGTCCTTTCCTACAGACTGAAGTTGTAAACAGAAACGGTAGAATGT